TGCAAAACAAACTCCCATTTCCCATGCTCCCTCAAAGCGGAGAGAAGTGTCGTAATTGGAGTAATCACCACCTCCAAATTTTCCTTTAAAATTGGAATACTTACGATACAAATCCATCCACTCAGAAGAGTGATAGTTAATACCGATACACGAAGTGGTAGACCCTCTATGTTCCTTCAATTCTCTAACTCCATCTCCTATAACCATTCTCATCCATATCATGTGAACGAAATCGCCTACACAAAACAAACGAGTTTTTCCAAGATCAACACGCTCAAGATCTCGAATCTCGTCCTTAAGACAAGCAATAGTTATCAATTTCGGAATCTCTCCCCGTTCCACAGCTGCAATAATTCTATCAATCTCTTGTAGAACGACAGGATGAATCCAAGTGCAAACGCCTGTGTCTTTATCAACTTTAAAAGCATCTTTTCTCTTTATTTTGAAGGTTCTTAAAAAGTAACCTTCGGACGTTTTGGAATCAACCTTCCCAAGGATTCCAGTAGAGAGTGCTTCGTAAGGATTAAGGCGCCTGAGAGGCTTAGAAGGAGTAATATTACCAAAAAAACCTTCGGTAGTATCACCAGGAGCTAAAGACTCATAATTAATAAGCCAAGAAGGAGTAGCGTTAGATTTATCCACAGAAAAGAACTTATGGCAGGCTTTTTCAAGAGGAGAAAGCCATTCTGCTCCATTCCAAAACGGCTTCAAATGAGCAGGGGCTCCCACTAAATTCTCATGAAGACTAGGTTCCCCTTCAGGCCTATTGAATACACTGGGGACAATTCCTGTCTCAGTAGGCATGAACATAGGCTTCGTTAGAGTAGCAACACAAAGAGAACCCTCATACTTTCCTTCTCTAGCTGGTCCAAATGTTTTTTCAACTTCTGGAGAAATATAGCAACCGGTAGGAGTGTGACAAGAATAAGGCATATGAGCGTCACTAATTTCCCAATTTCCTCCATTCCAGGTCACTTTACGTTCATGCCATTCGTTAGACTCCCAATCAAAATAATGTAACATCTCGTCCTTATACAACGGTGTAAAATAAGAATCGAAAGGAGTCCCTGCCATATGCATACCTAAAAGATACTGTTTACCAGATGCATGACTCATGTCGATATACACCTGGCCACAATAACCAAATTGACTTGGGGAACCATGAACTAACCAAGAGTCTTCAGTATCCTGGAACTGTGAAAAGTTACCATTGTCGTCATAAATACGCGATTGAGTTGGCATTTTAACAACAGATCCAGGATTATACACAGGCATGATACCTTTAGAAGACTGAGAAACTCTAGCGATCTTATCGGGAAGTGACCAATGCTCCCTCAATCGCATGTAACCGGTCAAATCAGCGGCAGGAGCTAACACTCGAGGATGTACATGAATATATACAAGATCTTGAGAAAGATGATCACTAGTGTCATAATCACAAAACCTAAAAACAAACAATCGTTCATCTATCGTAATAGCAGGAACGTCACCATGAGCCTCAACTACGATTTTCTTCACATCCATCCCCTTCGACCTAAGAACATGAGCATTCAAAATTAAAACCACACCGGACTGAACAGCTGTGCACGTTACAGATTTCAAACCATCATAAACTAGAGTTATAGTTCGGTAATTTGCTCCCATCTTCCATGCTCGAGCTATAGAATCATCCTCTCCTCCGTGAGCATTAACTTTTGGATCAATATGTTTCATCGGAGAATGAGATGATACATGAGGTTTATGTGTTTTGGGATCAAAAGGAGTTCGATGCATCTCAGAATGAGAAGATACATGAGGTCTATGTATTTTAGCATCAAACGGAGAACGATGCATTTCAGAATGCGCGCCAATATCAGGTCGATGTGAAGCCTTTCTCTCCATTTTCTGTTCCCTGCTAAGAGTAGGTCCACGTCTACCATGTGCAACAGATTCAGAATAAATCTTACGCTCTTCATCTGACCAAAAGCACGTGTAAACGACCCCAAATAATATACCGACAACCAAGGCCGATATAGCCAACCATTTATAAAATGAATTCTTCTGAAACATTTCCATACAAGAAACATATGAATCTGCCGCATTTTTCTTAAGAAGATTCCATCTATCCGTCCAACT